TAGATGAAGATCTTAGAATGGTACGACTCTCAAGTGATATACTTCCTGTATACACTGAGCCTAGTTGGAAGTGGTTTTGGCGGCAGCCCGATGTTAGAGCCTTTGCAGAAAGAGGATTTGCCCGAGTGGGTGATGTGGCTCGCAAGAATAATGTTAGGCTCAGCTTTCATCCTGGCCAGTTTTGCGTGTTGGCGTCTGTCAACCCGGGCATAGTAGAACGAAGCATAGAAGAGTTTGAGTATCATGTGGACATGGCTCGTTGGATGGGCTATGGTAAAACCTTCCAAGACTTCAAGATCAATGTGCATATTTCCGGTAAGCAAGGCCCACAAGGTGTTCGTAATGCCTTGAGCAAAATGACACCCGAGGCCAGGAACTTGATAACCATCGAAAATGATGAGATGACATGGGGCATTGACTCAAGCATTGAGTTGGTCAAGGACTGTGCTCTAGTACTCGACATACATCATCATTGGATTAAAACTGGAGAATACATTGAAGCAAATGACGATCGTGTTAAAAGGGTTATTGATAGCTGGCGTGGTGTCAGGCCTGTTATACATTATAGCGTATCACGGGAAGACTGTCTTATTGACCATCCCGGACACATCCGCCCCGATCTTTCGTCCCTCCTAGAGCAGGGCTATAAAAAAGGCAAGCTGAGAGCACACAGTGGGTTTTATTGGAATACCGCAGTTAATTCTTGGGCACTGACACATCGGTCGTGGGCAGACATCATGTGTGAAAGCAAGGCCAAAAACTTGGCCTCATTTGCTCTATACGAACAGGATAAAAAAGTTACGGAGCCTTTGGCTTGCGTGGAGCTTTCGGCGCAGCTGCTTTCTTAATAGGTGCTTTCTTAGCAGGTGCTCGTTTGGCTTTGGCCACTGCTGCCGCTTTATTTTTAGCAGTAACTTCTGCTGCTGTTGGCTCAACTGAAGGCTGCACAGCTTCAACTGGTGGAGTTTCTACCTTGTAGGGAACTGCAACAGGTTCGACCGGTTTGCTGCCAAAAAGTTTCTTGATTAATCCTAGCATATTAAAATCTCCTTGTAGGTTATTTATGCGGTAAATACATGTATGGCATACAATTTCATTCAAAAATTTATTGTTGAAGGCAAAAAAGACAAACTCATACAGTTGACATTGCCATACGATCGCAACGATCTCGATCCCGTGAAATCTAAAGAAACCATAGATTATCACTACGGAACACTGTACAAAGCCTATGTTGATCGATATAATAAAAACGAAGGTGATGATGATTTCAACGAAGCCGGTGCGTTTTTACATAATATCTATTTTGGTCAACTGCAAACACCAGAGGGATCTAACAGACCATACGATGCTGCTTTGCAGTTTATAGAAAAACATTTTGATACTTTTGACCGTTTCAAAGAAGAATTTGAAAAAACAGCCATGAAAGTACAGGGCAGCGGATGGGTATACTTAGCTCGTGATGGCAAGATCAAAACCATTGTCAACCACGAAATCAGGAACGATATTGTATTATTAGTGGATTGGTGGGAGCATGCTTGGGCATTAGACTATCAAGCAGATAAAAAGAGTTATCTAACTAACCAGTGGAAGATTATCAATTGGAGGGTGATAAATGGCGTACTCGGACAAAGTAATTGATCATTATGAAAATCCAAGAAATGTAGGCTCATTTGCTAAAGATGATCCTACAGTTGGTACAGGCATGGTAGGCGCTCCTGCGTGTGGTGATGTAATGAAACTACAGATAAAGGTAGACGATGATACAGGTATTATTACAGATGCAAAATTTAAAACGTATGGCTGCGGATCGGCTATCGCGAGCTCGAGCCTCGTTACAGAATGGCTCAAAGGAAAAACCCTCGACCAAGCAGGAACAATCAAAAACTCCGAAATCGCCACCGAACTAGCTTTACCTCCAGTTAAGATACATTGTTCAATTCTAGCAGAAGATGCTATCACAGCGGCTGTAAATGATTACCGTAACAGACACAGCAGCTAAGAAAGTCAAGCAAAACTTAGAACGTCGAGGTAAAGGCGTGGGAATTCGGTTAGGCGTAAGGACTACAGGATGTAGTGGACTTGCATATACAATTGAATATGTAGATGAATACACCGCAGAAGCGGGCGTAACCAATTATGCTCACCAAGATTTTGTAGTCTTAGTAGATGCCAAAAGTCTAGCCTACTTAAACGGGCTAACAATAGATTGGGTTCGCAACGGACTCAACGAAGGATTCGATTTTAGCAATCCAAATGAACGTGATCGCTGTGGATGCGGCGAGTCATTTAGAATTTAGATACAGGTAAGTCTACACTAGCAGGCATATTCCATATCTGCTTCTGCTCTACTCCTGTGCGTTGAGCAAATCTTTTAGCATCACAAGCCCCGCAGCAATGAAAGAAATTGTTGCTGAGTCTCTTCTTATCCATGTGTTTGAGATCTCTTTCAAATACCAAATCACAGGCATCGCATCTCAACACTGCTACGGTCTTTTTTCTTTTGTATAAATGTTCAACTCCATGTTTACTGAGTCTAGAGTATTGATTTTGTTGAGTTTTGATTGTGAGAAACATCTAGTATTTACATCCGGCTTATAAAACTTTGGGCTAAATATTAGAGCATTTGCTCAATCTAGGATTCTAAACATGGCAAGAAAGACTATTGATATCGGTACTGTTGGTAATGACGGTACTGGAGACAGTATAAGAGATTCATTCCGTAAAGTTAATGATAACTTTAGAGAACTCTATAGCTCACTAGGACTTGGTGAAAAATTAAAATTCACTGGACTCGAAGACGCACCTAGCACATATGTAGGTCAAAATGATGTGATTACTGGTAATACTCCAGTGGTCACTGTTAATAATACCGAATCGGGACTGGCGTTTAAACAATTAATTGCCGGTAACGGAATCAGTATTGACTTTACTACTAATCCCAATCAGATAGCTATCAATGCAGACTTTGCGGAAATAGTAGCAGATACTTCTCCTCAGCTAGGCGGAGATTTATCACTGCGTTCTGGTGGTAATCAATTTCGTATAATCGATGCTGGTACTACTATTACACCATTGGCGCCAATATATAAACACGAATTAGTTAATAAAAATTATGCAGATTCTAAAATTGCTAGGGCAGGGGTTGACGCCATAGATCCTGCCACAGGCAATGTAGAGGTAAGTTTTGGACGCATGAGCGGACCATTGATTCTATCAAGAAGCCCGGAACCAGATGATGACGAACTCTACGGAGGATTGATCGCAGCCACTAAATCTTACGTAGACAGTTCAGCGTTTGGATCTAGTGTAAATCTTTATGTGGCTCTCAGCGGTGAAGATGATCGCCCCGGAGTTAGTGCTGCCCTACAAGGTCGTGCGTTGGCCTATGCCTACAGAACACTAGAAGCAGCATTAAAACGTGCTGAAGAACTGGTTCTCGAATCGAGACCTATCATAGGCCCATACGAAAAAACACTGACCTATAATGATGGTGTATCTGAATGTAATCTAGCAGCTATACAAACATCTCCTACATCAGGTACAGGGTTTATTGGTACAGTAAGGATGAGTGTAGATACATTGACTCTAAACTCTGTGGGCTCAAACTATTATGCCGGTGACATACTACAAGTAAATGGTGGCACCGTAGCACCGGGAGGCAGTGCTTGTTTTATCGAAGTGTTATCTACATTAACCACTCCAGGTGCTATTGTAACATTTAAAATTGTCTCAACTGGTGTTTATTCTGCATTGCCAGGTGCCACAGCTGTGGCCACTACTATCAGCACCAGTGCTGCTCCAACGGGCATTGGTCCGATCGGTGCAGGAGCAACATTTAATATAACTTACAAAGTAGCATCTGTGGCAATTACCAACGGCGGTACAGGCTATAGTTTAGTATCCGTGAGAATCACCGGAGGAGGAGGCACAGGTGCCTTTGGTACTGCTGTGGTTACTTCAGGAGTGATTACCAGTATAACCATCACAGATAAAGGATCAGGTTTTACCAGCTTGCCTAATTTTGTGGTAGACCTTCCACGATTCCTTATCTACACCGCAGGCCTGCGTACAGATTTCACTGGGGATGTTCTCACTAACACTGCCGAAGCTATTCGAGCTCGAGACATCCGTGAAGGTCTATTTCTTCGTGGAAAAACCAGCGGAGCATTGGCTCAGATTCTAGATCATCAAGGTGCCTTAGACAGCAACGGCAACGAAATATTTGATGTAGATATATTCTATGGCACGTTCCAAATAGGCGAAAGTATCACCTATGGCGATATCGCTAGAAACATACAGATTAGTATATTGGTAGAAAGTGGAGAATACTATGAAAACTATCCATTAAAAGTTCCGGCTAATTGTTCCATTGTTGGTGATGAATTCCGTAGGGTTATTTTTAGACCTCGTCCTGGAACGTCTTCTAGTCCTTGGGCATTCCAAAAATTCCGTAGAGATCCAGTTATAGACGGTCTTAATGTGGCTACGCAGGCCTACGGATATCATTATCTTCAAGACAGTTCTCAACCTGTGTATCCTAAGATACAAAACAAAGGAGGATATGAAGCTGCTGCTGATTTGATTAGATTAAATCGCCAATTCTTGCAAGAAGAAATCATAGCATGGATGAACTATAATGTTGCTAATAATGTAGCTCCATTCACTACTGCATTCGTTTACAATAAGAATCTCTGTAAGAGAGACGTTGGTCTTATAGTCGATGCAATCACGTTCGACCTTGATTACGGTGAATATAATAGAACTATTTCTGCAGGTCTAAAATATTATCAAAGTGCCAGTGCGTTGATAGCTATTACTACTCAGCTTTCGGAATATCTGGCTGTGATAGATCACTTGAACAATTTGATACAGTTGATCATAGACAACACTGTGATAACTGGGATTAAACAAACCCTGTTTACACAAACAGTAGATCCAGCATTCCAAGCAGAAGTAGGCGCAGACACTGTGATTTCTGCATTGATCAATGCGCTGAAAGATGTCATGGACGGATCGGGATCAGTAAACTATCCCAAAGAAAACGATGAGATGGATGTGTTTTTGGCCAACGACACCGTGCGCTGGCAGGCCATTAGTGCCATTGGACACGGCGGCTTTATGGGAGTATTGGATCCACAAGGACAGATACTTTCAAGATCACCTTACTTCCAAGAGTGTGCTTCATTCAGCCGCAGCAAAGATCGACAGGTATTTGCAGGCGGTATGTTCACCGACGGCTTTGCGGGTAACTTGGAATTCAACATAGTTGCAGTTGTTAGTACTACAAGATTAGAAGTCAACGATCTCGATAGATTCCCACAATTGCCAGGATCATTCATTGTGTTTGACAGTGTATATAGAATCAACTATGTCAGAGATTTTGTCTACGATAAAGACGGCAGCTCAGCTACATTTATATTGGATGAAACCACACCGTGGCCTTACCAAGTATTCACTTACAACTCTGCTGCCTGTAGCAGAGATACCGGACTGATCCTAGATGGACTAGGTCGAGATATTGTATTGAATACCAACTATTGGACGAGACAAAACGGTTTGACCTATAGACTCAGTCAAAGTAGTGTGGTGTTGCAGGATCAGCGAGCAATTACCATAGAAGCCATTGAATTTGTTCATAATTCAGTTAATGATCTAATCGCTGCTTATCCTACTATACAAACAACCGTGGATCTCAGCAATGCCGTAATAGCTGATATCATAACCAGAGGTGTGGCAGCTACTCCAACTCTGACATTCACTTTGCCTTCTGGCACGTCTGCAAACGTGACCAATGCCTACACCCTGTTACTGGCTAACAGAGATTATGCCATTGCAGAGATACTGGGATATATTGCTAACCGAATAGCTGCGGCTGCTGCTCCGTTTACTGCGTTGGATACATTTGTGGCCAGTGAGATAGAATATCAGACCAGAAATGCTGTAGAAGCTGTGATACACGATCTCATCT